ATATCAAAGAGTGGTAAAGTCGCACTTGGCGTTAATGTTGGGGTTGGAGTCACTTGAGGAGTTCCTGTCGGTGTCTCGGTTGGAGTTGTTGTTACCTGAGGAGTTCCCGTTGGCGTTTCTGTTGGAGTAGCAGTAACCGATGGAGTTCCCGTTGGGGTTTCAGTTGGTGTTGGTGTAAGAGGAACTGTTGCAGTAGGAGTTGGAGTTGGTGGTGGTCCATCCGCAACATATCCTTCCTTGATTTGTAAGAGAGGTCTTTGCTCACCCAAATAGTAAGAATAAACTGCCTTTAAAAACTTATATGCCATCGTGTAATTTTTTTACTTGTTCTATTAGTTTATCAACATCCACATGTTCACCTGTATTGAAATAGTGTGTTTTTATCCTCGCTGCGTGTTTATTTTCATCATCATAGTATATTACCATTACTCCTACCAAGAAAGTGTCTAAATCCCACTCTAATCGTTTTATTTGGTAATGCTCGTATTCTACTCCATCCAATACTACTTTTTTATGAACCAACATAGTTAGACAATGTTATGGGTTCAGGGTATGTGACTTGAAAGGTTTCAGGGTTACCTAAAACAGGTTCAAGTGTTGGGTGATATGGTATGTACCAAAACACAGGTGAATCCAAATCTGCTGTAAGATATGATGTCCAATCTTGAGTTTCATCTGTCGGAGATGCTGGTAGACCATAATATATGTTTAGAGCAGTAACATCGTTAATTGCTCCGTTCTCAGTTACATATTTGTATCCAATTACATTAGTAGACATTGTAGTAAGAGTTCATATTTGTTTTTATACCTGACGCTGAGGTTGTTTTTGATTGTTTGTAAACCACCAATTCTTGATAATATCCAGCCCATGCGTTTGCTCCTGCGATAGTTCCTGAAAGACCCATCGACATAACATTGCCTCCGGTTGTTGATGAAATCCAAGTTTGAGTTCCTACTGTTGATACATCCACATTCGTTGATACAGAGGTTATGGTGACGGTTGTTCCGCTTCTATCATATCCACCAATAAATGGAACATTGACAGAATCAGGTGATTGAGATACACTAATATTTCCCGTATAAGTAATCCAGTTATCAAAAGTTCCAAAGGTATTAGCAACATTATTCAACTCAGCAACCAATAATGGGGTGTGTTGATTATATGCGACACCATTGAATAACGGGTCTGATGCTGTCCATAATGCAAAGTCTGCACCTGTTGTAGTTGTTCTTTCAGCAATAGCAAAGACTGCTGTATTACCTGTTGCAATACTATTAGGTAAGTATGCGTTATAGAAACTTGGGTTGTTATTTCCTGCATTTCCGTTGAATTGTGCTCTTGCTTTACCATTTCCATCAACCAATACAGCACCACTATCATAGATAACTGCTTGTCTTAGTGCGGTTGATTGAACCATATCAGCGGAGACACCTGTTTGGTCATACCAAGTTGTAATATAACCTCTAACAGAACCAGCCATAAAAGTAGTTAGAGTTGAAATATCCAAATCCTCACCAACAAATCCAATATCCGTTTCTGCGTTATCCAAATCTCTTCTAACACGAATTGCATCACCCAAGTAAGTTGAACTCAATTTCCTCAAAGAATACGCACCATACGCATCCGCAGAATACAAATCTAAAAGATAAGAAACAGGAGTTGGTGAAGGGGTATAACTTGGAGTTACCGGAGGAGTGCTTGTTGGAGTGCTTGTTGGAGTATTACTTGGAGTAACAGAAGGAGTGGGTGGTGGTCCACTCTCTGCTTCTTTATATACATTTGTAATAACAGAACCCCATATATTTCCTTTGAAGGCTTTTTCCCCCAAAGGTTTCATCAATTCATTGATGTCTGCTTCATATTTTTTGGGTTTTGGTAAGTACCATTTTTTACCATTCCAACGGATATATTTCATACAAATAAATAGAGGCTAAAAAAGGGGGGTTGCTACACCCCCCATAAATCTAAAAGATTTTTTTTATGATTCAAATGTGAATCCGCCAGCAGTGAATACCGCAGCAATTGTAGTTGAAACGGTTACCTCTCTTATTGAGGTTGGTTCACCACCTGACATAGTGATTGTTGCTCCGTTCAAATCAGTATAAGCCTGACCTGAAGCCAAAGAACCTGCAGAAACTTGACCACCATTGTCCAAGAACACGAGCCAGTATCTGTTATTGTTATCCTCTACCAACGCATAGATTTCGTTCTGAGAAACCAAGTCAACAAACACATCTCTCAATTCTGTTTGTAACTTTGGTAAGTTCACAACTACCTCTGGTTGGAAAGTCACGTTTTGGGTTGTAGTGTTTACACCCAAAGTTTCTGTTAATGAAGCCGCTTGTTTTGGTAATTCAAACTTGAACCAAGTTCCTGAACCTCCAATTGCTGACACTTCTGAATTTGTTACTGTATATCCTGTAATTGCATTTGCTGCTCCACCTAATATCCACATGGTTTTTAAACCACCTGTAGATGCAGTTCTACAATCTAAAGTATATCCAGTACTAATATAACAACTTGCCATTTTTTATTTATTTTTTAGTAAAAGTTTATTTTTTAGATTAAGCACCCTGACATAAGCAGAATGAAGCTGGGTCAAACGCACCATATCCGTAAGATACGTGAGCCTGGATTTTTACGATATCCTCAAATGGGTCGTATACAGACTTGACAGTCATCATCTCAGCGTTCATACCAACCATGTGATATCCAGCAGGACCTGCGAAGTAAGCAGAAATACCTTCAAGACCTACAGTTGGAATAACTCTTACGTTAGTACCTGGAAGAATCAATGACCACTCTTCACCAGCTGCAGCACCTGCTGCGTCCATTGTGAACAAGTTCACGTATGAAGAATTTCTCATTGAGCTAACCAAACCTCTGTAGTTAGAGTATGAGCAGTAGATAACCAAGTCATCTCTGTGTAAAACATTTGATGGGATTGCTTCGTAAATTGCTGTGAATACATCCAAACCATTAGAAGCAGTAGCAGCAGAATAAGCGATTCTGTTAGCACCGTTACCTTCAGTGATTGTTGCACCTACACCATTGAAACATGCTCCTGTGTAAGAAGCACCACCCAATGAAGAACCACCAGTTGCGTTCAAGAACAATTGCTTCTCAACGCTGTTAGAGATTCTGTTAGAGATATCAGTCAAAATAGTCTCTTCAAATGGTACTGACTCTTGGAAGTTAGCATTTGTCAAAGACTGAGACAAATATGTGTCATATAAGTCATAAGGACACAATTGCTGATTTACTTTTTTATTACATAAGTCAATTGTTACAAGGTTTTGAACTGTGTCACCTGTTGGGTCAAATCCACATGACAAATCTTGCAAAACGACATCGTTGGTTACGAAACCAACCTTCTCAGTTGTTCCCTTCAAATTAGGTCTGATTGTAGAATATTTTGGGAGGGTCAAACCAAGAATAGATTTAATCAACATATCAGAACCATAAGAATTATAGGTTGGTAATGCTGATAAATCATAATTGAACGAAAATTTCTTTTTATTTTCCATTTTGATTATTCTTTGTTTTTGTTTTTATTTTTTGAGTGATTTTATTATTTCTAATTTGAAATCGTCAACTGAGTCTTTATAAGTTCTTTTCTCAATTACAGAGAACTTCTCAGGTGATTTTTTGAAAGATTGGAAATCAGCATTCAATGCTGACATTTGCATTTCCATCTTTTCTTTCATTTTTTTCATTTCCTCTTGCAAGGATTTGATTTCCTCCACAACAGGAGTCAATGCCTCAACAACAGCCTGAACAACGTCCTCGCTCATAACATCAGCCGCTTCTTCAGGAACTTCAACCTCTACGGTCTCTTCCATTCCCTCTTCTACAGTGACATCAGCTTGAGCTTCTCCGCCTTCATTTGCTGGTGCTTCGGTTGCCTTTTGTTCCATTGCTATGATAACTGAATTTTCATCTACAACTAAGATAAGACCTTCTCTTGTCTCGTGGCGTCCTTGAGGAGCAGGAGAAAGAGTTGACTCATTTACCACAAACAACTCCTGACCAATTTTAAATTCCTCATCAAGGTTATTTGTAACCTCAACGTCTCCTTCAACCAATTTGGTAGTAGCGAATGATTCCTTTGTAAATTTCAAATTCAACATATCTGCAATTCTGTCAATAGCTTCTTTAGCAGTCATTTTTTAATCTATTTGTTGAATAATGTTTATTATTTGTTCCAATAAATACTCGTCCGTTTTTTCACGAGAAAATTTCATCAAAAATTCACCCTCAGCGGATAAACCACGAACTTTTCCTGTTTTGATATAATCATTCCATAGAGTATCACCCTCAGGTGTATCCAAAATCTTATATCCAACCATCCAAGTACCTACCGGAATGTCTTCTTTAGAATACCCTAAAGAATACGCTTTGTCTGAATCACCTGAGACGAGCCAAGACTCAACCATGATGATGTCATTGAATTTATGATTGGTGTGCTCATAGTTAGTCTTTCTGAGCCTCTGTTCAATCATAAACTTCTGTTGAATTTTCTCAATGGTTTCCTTTGTGAAACGAACGAAATATCTCTCACCTGTATTCTCATCTAATCTTGGAATTAGAATACCAGGAACCATCAATGGGGAATAAAGCATCTTTTTCTCGTCTTCAGCCTTGAATCCAATAGACTTCAT